CAAAAGAAAAAAATTGCTATTCTAGTGGCAAAAGATAAAAAGAGACTCGACGATCTTTTCAAAAAACAATTTAAGAATGAAGAATTTGAACTAGAAGAGAAGATGGACCCAGTTGGCAAAGCTGATGCTGACATTGACAACGATGGTGACGTTGATTCTTCCGACAAGTATCTACATGCTCGCCGTAAGGCTATCAGCAAAGCAATGAAAAAGCGCAAGATGAATGAGCAAGACACAAAGATGGGTACCATCACTGTCAACTCAGACGAAGAGCGCAAAAAGCGTGCCGCAGCTTATCGTGCAAAAAAGATGAAAAGCGAAGAAGTTGAACTTGATGAATCTGATAAGACAAGTTTGAAAAAGCACATTGAAAAACTCAAGAAAATGTATAAGGATGAAGAGAAAAAGAATAAAGCGAGAAATAATCCTTACTCATCTCCAGAAATGTCTCAGATTGCCCAAGCTATTGATGTATACGAAAAGCGATTGAAAGAAGAAGTTGAACTTGATGAAGCAAAGTCTGCTACAGGTTACACGATCTATCATAAGACATTTTCTTCCGCTGTTCAACATGCAATCTCACAAGTTGAAAAGCAAGGCTACACAGTAGACGAAGATGAATGGGATCGTAAAGTTGCGATGGGTCCAAAGAAGCCATCTGCTGGTAAGACTAACTCTTACACAATCCCTCTTTTGAAGAACGGTAAGCCTACACCTCGTAAACTACAGATGCAAGTTTATTACGATGAAGGTCGTTATGAACTCAACATGTACATTTCGTAAGGGGTGATAATGTCTAACTGGTTCAAAAGACTGATAAGTAAGTGGACTGCTGAAGAGAGCGTGGAAGAGATTACCGCTCCTTCCGCTCCTGTTGTTCCACACTTTCATGTAGATAGAGTGATCAGCCCTGAGGTTGAACTACCAGATCTTGAATCTATGACTAAGCTACAGATTGACATTTGGGCCAGAAACGAACTGGAAATAAATCTTGATCGTCGTAGAACAAAAGATCGCATGATAAAAGAAATCCACAACCACCTAAATAAGGAGAACTAAAATGCCACTTTGGGGAGAAGACGACAACGCAGCAAGCGTACCAAAGTATCTAACAGATGCTGAGAAAGCAAAAACTTTCTTCGTTGATACTGGCGAAGCTGCTGTTGAAGCAAACAGAGACAAAGGTCTCAAAACTGGCGGATGGAACTACTATGAAGAGTACGGCAGTGGTCGTATTCGCGTAGAACCACTTGTCGCTATGGCTAAGACAGCCGTAGAAGCGGGCGATGATGGCTTTGCTGCTAACACAACTGTTGAAGACGCAACGGTTGAAGATCCTGCATAACTAACTAGGGTGGGGTGAAAGCCCCACCTTTCACTTATAGGATAAAGATTTGAAATGGTTCTGACTGAAAAAAACTTCACATTGATTGCTATCAAAAACTATGACATGAAAAGAGCCGTTTCTATTGAAGAGTTCAAAGACGACATAAAAAGATTTCAGTATCTGAAAAGACTTCTGAAAAGATACGATGAAAACGGCGAACTAAAGACCAGACTTATTCTGAATCACCTAATAGTATTATACAACTGTTTTGGTCCTGTGACAACCCCTATGTTATTCATGAAGCTAAAAGATTATCATAAATACTTGAAACCATTTGTGGTATTTTTGAACTTTATGCCAGAAAAAATAATGTATGAAGATGTGGTTATTATAAACTCAGAGATACCATTGGACGAAAACATAGTAAGAGAGTTGAGAAAGATATGAGCGGCGTAGTAGACCTTTATTTCGTATACCAGTTTATCAAGAGGCTGACCACGCCATTCAGTGAGTGGCCTGCTTATGACTATGGTATCATTGACGATGAGGGTAACATCCTTCGCAAAAGAAGAAGTCTCAAACTAGTCAAAGAGCGTCAGGCTTGGACTAAGATGGACGTGATGGTTCTAAAGCTAAAGAAGCTATTAGAAAAAGTCCCTGGTGGCAAAACACGTCTCGGCACTTATGCTGCCGCACTTTGGTTGATCAAAGAAAACGAACGTATCAATCAACCTGGCTATTTCATAACAGAAGAAGAACTTTCTGAAGAGTTGACTGAATACATGTCTATTACAGAAGAGGTTATGAGCGCGGCACCTGTGAACAGCGCGGGATCAGGAGCGATTGCGGGTATTGGTGTAGGTCCAGATGGAGAGCCTGGGTTGACTCCAGCACAGATGAAACGCTATAAAAAGCGCAATAAGAAGATGTTCCGAAGAAAGGAAGTTGACAAATGATTGTTGAGACTTTACTTGGAACACTTGCGGGTGGTCTAACTTCTATACTGCCTGGCATTTTATCTTGGCTACAAAGAAGAGATGAACTAAAACATGAGCAAAAACTTGCAGAGATACGATACAAGCTATCATCAGAACAGGCAAAGATGGAAGTCGATATCATCAATGCTAGAGCCGATGCTTTCGAGGGAGAATCACTTCGCCGTCATGATGCTTCTCTTGACGGCACAGGCTTCATCAACGCACTTAGACGTTCTGTCCGCCCAGTTATCACCTATCTATTTTTCTTTCTTTTCGTTTTTGTCAAAGCTGTGGCTATTTTAGCAGCCCTAAGAACAACAGGCACCCAAGATTGGTTGGGTGACGCATTACTTTGGAATGACTTGATGCCACTCATTTGGGATGATCAAACTTCAGCCATTTTCGGAGCTATTATTGGCTTCTGGTTCGGTGGCCGTGCGATTGAAAAACTAATGAGAAGGTAAAGAAATGTCAGAAGGTACCGAAAAAGATTTAAATATGATGAAAACTGAAGTTGAAATACTCAAAAGAGACGTTTCATCTATTCAGAACTTATTATCAAAACTAGACACTGCTATTGATAAAATAGCAAACGTTTCCAATGACATTTCTAAAATGTTGGCCGTCCATCAACAAGCGCTTGAAAGCATTCGCGATGATGTTGACGAAAGAAAAAGATTGGCTGAAAAAGAAACTGAGTTGCTTCATAAAAGAATCTCTGACATGAAGGACGAAGGTGCGACTGAAAGAAGAGCCAATCACAAAGCAATCATTGACATGTTGACTGACATGAGAACTGAGATACGCATTGAAATAAACGAAGTGAGAGACGGTCAAAAAGACCTTGCGAAGCGTGTTGTGTCACTAGAACGCTGGAAGTGGTGGATCATGGGCGGTAGTTCCGCTGTAGGTTTCATTCTAGCTACGTTCTTTCAAGCAGGCAACTTCATAGCTAAGTTTTTTGGTGGACAGTAAAGTTTTCTCTTGACAGGATCTCTATAAGTGGTATAATAACTCTATAGTCATTGAAATACTATGGAGTTCTTTATTCATGAATCATGTTGATCTAAAGTATGCTAGTTTTCTGAGTTCTAGACTTGACAAGTACACTGTGAAGTCTTTGAACCCATACAGAGCTAACGTTAGATGTCCTATCTGTGGTGACTCGCAGAAGAGTAAGATAAAGGCAAGAGGTTGGATTCTTGAAAAAGACAACAGTGCTATTTATTACTGCCACAACTGTGGTGCGTCCCTTTCTTTACGTAACTTTCTGAAAAACGTTGACACGAGTCTGTACAATGACTATGTTGTTGATCTTGCTATTGAGAAGGGTTATAAGAAGAAGGAAGAAGTAGAGCCTAAGAAGCCCTTAGACACTCTGAAGATGAAACAGCCTAAGTTTCGTAAATCAGGATCCCCTCTACTGAAGATAAAAAAGATCGGTAGTCTAAAAGCTGATCATCCAGCACGTCTCTATTTAGACTCACGAAAAATCCCCATAAATCAGCATCATAGACTGTACTATGTGTCTAAGTTCAATGCTTGGACTAATAGTATCATTTCTGATAAGCTAAGTAAACAGTATGACCAGCCAAGACTTGTTATTCCTTTCATTGATAAGAATGGCGAGTTGTTTGGCTACACTGGTAGAGCGTTTGACCCAAAAGCGTTACGCTATGTTACGATCATGATAGACGAAGACAAGCCTAAGATTTTTGGGTTAGACAAGGTTGACTTCAATAAGAGGTATTACGTTGTTGAGGGTGGCCTAGACAGTTTGTTTCTGAATAATGCTGTTGCGATGGCTGGTGCGGATGGTAACTTGAATGGTTTAGAAAATGTGAACAATGCTGTAATGGTATTTGACAATGAACCAAGAAATAAAGAGATTGTGTCTCGCATGGAGAAGTGTATGAGCGCAGGTATGAAGGTGTGTGTCTGGCCTTCTCACTTGACAAGCAAAGACATAAATGATATGGTGTTATCTGGACTAAACTCCGCAAAGATACAAATGATTATTGATCAGAATACATACTCTGGTCTAGAGGGTAAACTTGCTTTGACGATTTGGAAAAGGATTTGAATGAATGAGTATAAACGCAATACTAGCTATAGACAATAACATGGGAATTGGTTACGAAAACGGTTTACCATGGCCTACTAATAAGAAAGACATGAAATGGTTCAGTGAAAATACACGCGGGCACGTTGTGTTGATGGGGCGAAAGACATGGGAAAGTCTTGGGTGCGCACCTCTACCAAATAGAAAGAATGTTGTTATAACTAACAGTGAGATCGTTGGTGAGCCTGATGACGTTTTTGCTGGGACGATTGAAAGCGTACTAAAGCGAACAAAAGAAAAGTATCCACATCTACACATCTGGGTCATCGGTGGTGCGAACATCTACAGACAAGCGTTGCCCCTATGTGATAAACTTTACGTGACACGCATAAAAGGTATTTACAAGTGTGACACTTTCATGTATAATGAAGACTTTGAAGACTTCAAGAATCTAGAGTACATTGACGAAGATGAAAATCTTTCTATACAAATAAGGTCTAAATAATGGGCTATAACGAGTTTTTTTCGCTTGACATAAAAGACATTGAAATAATAGAAAACGCTCTCCAGCACAAAATTGGCAGACTTTGTGAAAATCGTCTTATGCTTATACAGAGTACAATAAAGCATGAGAGTGAGTTAGATTCTGTAAAAGAGATTGATAATGACATAAAAGAGATAAACGCAGTGTTAGGTAAACTACACAATCAAAAGATTTGGTATAGACCAAGAAAAACAACATACATAGGTGGGTAAATGAAAAAATATCATGAGGCCCTAGAGTTTATTCTAGAGCATGGAAAAGATCGTGTTGATCGCACAGGAGTCGGAACAAAAAGCGTATTTGGTTATCAGATGCGCTTTGATTTATCAGAAGGGTTCCCAGCAATAACAACAAAAAAGTTAGCTTGGAAATCTGTTGTTGGTGAACTTCTTTGGTTCTTAGAAGGTAGCACTGATGAGCGAAGATTGGCTGAAATAACCTATGATGCTGATAGAACCGAGTTGTGCGATAAGACGACTATCTGGACTGCTAATGCTGACAATCAAGGTAAAAATCTTGGATACGTAAACAGTGAGTTTAGAAAAGAACTTGGACCTGTTTATGGGCATCAGTGGCGAAACTTTGATGCTCTTGGAGATGACAGATTTGGTAAAGTAGATCAGATTGAATGGTTGATCAATGAAATCAAAACGAACCCAGAATCACGTAGATTGATACTTTCAGCATGGAACCCGAATCAGATTGATAAAATGGCACTTCCGCCTTGTCATGTGATGAGTCAATACTATGTAAATGATGGTAAGTTGAGTTGTCACATGTATCAACGTAGTGCTGACATGTTTTTGGGTGTACCCTTCAATATCGCATCCTATGCTCTTTTGACGCACATTTTAGCACGGATTTGTGATCTAAAAGTCGCAGATTTAGTGTGGTCCGCGGGTGACGTTCATCTATATAGTAATCACATGGACCAAGTAAGACTACAGCTAGAGAGAGATGAGCGTGGTCTTCCAAATCTAAAGTTACCTAATTTCAAATCGCTTGATGAAGTTCTTGATTCAAGTGTGAATGACTATGTTCTATTGAGTTATGATCCGTGGCCCGCAATCAAGGCGCCAATGGCAGTATAAAAAGAAGAGGAAATAATAAATGCTGAAAGTAGTAAATACACCAAAAGAGATTGACACTAAATCACTCTTGTCACAGACTAAGTTTTATGAGGCTTATTCTCGTTGGGACGAAAGTCTTGATCGTTATGAAACGTGGGAAGAAGCTGTTACTCGTGTGATGAACATGCATCGAGATTATTACAAAGATAAAATGACTCCTAAACTATCTCAGATGATTGATGAAGCTGAGTCTCTATACAAACTGCAATACGCACTTGGAGCACAAAGGGCTTTACAGTTTGGAGGTGAACAACTACTGAAACACCAAATGCGAATGTATAACTGTACCTCTTCCTATGCAGATCGCACAGCGTTTTTTCAGGAGCTTTTCTACATTCTACTCTGTGGTGCTGGCGCAGGTTTTTCTGTTCAGTATCATCATGTAGAAAAACTATCAGACATCGCAGAACGCAAAAAGCAGGCTAAGGGCTATGTCGTAGAAGATAGCATTGAAGGCTGGGCTGATGCTCTTGGTGTTCTTATGTCATCATACTTTGTTGGTGGTGGAACGTTCCCAGAGTTTGAAGGTCGTAAGGTTTACTTTGACTTGTCTCAGATTCGCCCAAAGGGTTCAGAGATTTCTGGTGGATTCAAAGCACCAGGCCCAGAACCACTTCGTCGCGCACTTGACAAGATTGAATACCTATTACAAGGTCTTGTTTTATCTGGTGTGACACGTCTTCGCCCGATTCATGTCTATGACATTGCAATGCACGCCGCAGATGCTGTTTTGGCTGGCGGTGTTCGTAGATCAGCAACAATTTGTCTCTTTTCACCAGACGATGAAGAGATGGCTAAAGCTAAGACAGGTAACTGGTTTGTTGACAACCCACAGCGTGGTCGCTCAAATAACTCGGCTGTGATTGTACGCGATGAAGTGACTCGTGAACAGTTTTCTAAACTCATGGAGAGTATCAAACAGTTTGGTGAACCTGGTTTCTACTTTGTTGATTCAAGAGATCACACCACAAATCCATGTGTTGAAATCGGTATGTTCCCACAGATTGACGGCAAGTCTGGTTGGCAGGGGTGTAATCTGACTGAAATCAATGGTGGCAAGTGTACGACAAGAGAAGAGTTTTTCAAAGCATGTCGCGCTGGCGCTATCATAGGCACCCTACAAGCTGGATACACAGACTTCAAATACCTTTCAAACACAACGAAAGAAATATTTGATCGTGAAGCACTTCTTGGTGTTTCTATCACAGGTTGGATGAACAATTCTGAAGTCCTATTTGATCCAGAGATTCAGCGTGAAGGCGCTGAAGTCGTCAAGGCCGTAAATGAAGAAGTCGCAGAACTAATCGGTGTCAACCCAGCGGCTCGTACAACATGTGTCAAGCCGTCTGGTAACGCATCTGTACTACTTCAAACAGCGTCTGGTATTCACGCAGAACACGCACCTCGTTATCTACGTAATGTTCAGATGAATAAAGACAGTGAAGTTGCTCAGTTGATCGCCGAAACTAACCCATACATGATTGAAGAGAGTGTTTGGTCTGCTGGTAAAACAGACTACATCATTTCCTTCCCGATCATTTCAAAAGAAGGCTCAATCTATAAAGAAGCTATGCTAGGTAAGAACCTACTTGAAATGGTCAAGATGGTACAACAAAACTGGGTAGAAGCTGGTACTCGTGTTGAGCGTTGTGCTGATCCAACCGTTCGTCACAATGTTTCAAATACGGTCACTGTATTGAATCATCAGTGGAAAGAAGTTGAAGATTATGTTTTTGATAATCGTCACTCTTATGCTGGTATCTCTTTCTTGTCTGGGTCTGGTGATAAAGACTTCAACCAAGCACCATTCACACAAGTCTTGACAGAACAGCAGATTGTTGATAAGTATGGACGTGGTGCTCTATTTGCGGCTGGTCTTATTGTTGACACTCGTAAGGGCTTCAACGATCTTTGGGAAGCATGTTCAACAGCACAGTTGCCAGAAGAGCATCGCGGAGAACTATCTGACTTACGTGCTGATTGGATTCGTCGCTTCAAAAAGTTTGCAGAATCTTACTTTGATGGTGACATGAAAGAAGCTGAGTACTGCCTAAAGGATGTGACGTTGCTACATCGTTGGACGAAGATTCAGCAGAACGTGAAGCCAGTTGACTTTGTGACACAACTTGAAAGCAAGCGTTACACTGACATTGACACATTAGGTGCTGCGGCCTGTCAAGGTGGACAATGTGAGATATCCTTCTAGGCTTTAGGATTATAGTGACGACCCAATTTCCAACCATCGGGTATTGGGTCGTCACATGGTATTCTTTTAGTAGCACTTCCGTCTGTTATACATTTTTTAGGGGGCCCAGATTTTTTTACCCCTTTACCAACTCCCTTTATTCCACCTTCAAACCACCCATTAGGTAAAATTTCATCAACAGGGATTTTTCTATTTTTTGTACCATCATTTATAGTTCTATTTTTACCCGTCCATCCTTTTATCTTTATTCCCTTTCTTGTAGCATTTGCTAAAGTTCCTTCTTTACCATTAGAGCATGAATATAGATGCCTAGACATATTGTGTTTTGATATTTTTCTATCACAATACTTACATTTCAATTTAGTTTGAGAGCCTTTTCTACATAAGGCAAAAAGAATTTCATCTTTACCGATTTGACCACATAGTCCTTTCCAAGCGTAATAATCCTCTATTCTACCATGTTCCTCATAAAGTTTACGATGTGCTTCTGCGTGTTCCTCTATGGTGAGACGAATTAGATTAGATGGATCATTTGTTCCACCTGCGTGCCTTGGAACGATGTGATGAGTGTGATAAATAGTTTTGCTGGACATATAGCCTCCTTTGGTTGTCTAGAGTAGTTGGGAACTGGTACTTCCGTGAACTACATTTTTATTTATAAAAACAAGGATTTAGTTATGAATAAGTGGCAACAAGCATACATGGACACGGCGGAGCGCTTCGGCGCTCTGTCTACAGCAAAGAGACTTCAAGTCGGTGCGATTGTGGTGAAAGACAATCGCATCATTTCTATCGGGTATAATGGTATGCCTTCTGGTTGGGACAATGTTTGCGAATGGACAATTGATGATGCCATGGGTTACGATACTGGAAAAACTAAACCAGAAGTATTACATGCAGAAGAGAATGCCATTGCTAAACTAGCATCTTCTCACGAAAGTGGTAAAGGGGCTGAGATTTACATCACACATTCACCTTGTATGAACTGCGCTAAGTTGATTTATGCGTCTGGTATTGCCAAAGTTTACTATAAGCATAAATACCGATCAGAAGACGGAATACACTTTTTAGAGAAGTGTGGATTGGAGGTAAAACAACTATGAGCTACAAATACGAAGAAACGTGTCCCTATTGCGACACAGAATACTCTGTTGAGTTTGAAAGCGAAGATGACATTCTTGCGAACTGCCCAGCCTGTGGTGAAGAAGTGCCAGAGTTTGAAGAAGACGATTATGAGATTGATGATGAGGGTGAATGGGATTGATTATAACATAAATAAAATAAAATAGGCTAGGAAAACGTATGCTAAGGTTTAGATCATTCATTCAAGAAGCAAGAAGAAACGCTAATCATCCTGCTCAAAGAAAACTAAATGCACTTGAGATTCTGGAAAAGTATAAAGACGATCCGGACGTTCATATTTCATACACCAAAATCAATAAGATTGGCATCAATCCTAAATCTGAATTTCCAGATACTCCTATTGGTGTATACACATATCCTCTAAAACAAGTGTGGAATGATCTAAAAAGCGAGGGTGTTGCAAACGTACCTTTTGCGGCATCTGATTCAAAATACATTTTCATTCTCAAAGAAAGAAGTAAGCCTTTAGTTGACGTTTCTGACTATAGCAAATCAAATCTCAGAAAAGACTTGAAAAAAATTTCTCTAATGATCGAAAAAGAGAATTATGATAAGAGTATGGCAAAAGCTGAAAGTTTGACTGGCGAAACAGTAAAAACCACAAAAAGGAATTTTGCTTTTCTTAGAATGTTTTTATACTATGCCTCTAATAGACATACAAGTGCCCCATTCATGACTAAGATTTTGAACGAACTGGGTTACTCTGGTTTTAGTGATAGAAGCGGTAGAGGTGAAATTCACCCAGGAGAACCTATACAATCGTTTTTCATGTCCTCTAGATATTATAAAGTTTTAGAGTCTATAGACTTGAAATCTTTAGACTTCAAAGATATGGACAGACGCGAAAAAGCAAAGTTCATCAAGAAAAACGCATCAAAGATGACGGATGATGAACTTATTGATCATATCAGAGATGATGTTGAATTGCTGAAGTATGCTGGACCACCTAGAACCGAAGTTCTGAAGTTTGCTATGGGTAATAGTAGAAATGAGATATGGAAATCAAAACAAGTAAGACCAAAAGAAGATCAGTATGAATTTGAAACGTCAAGTAGCTTGTATAGTCCAGGTGAGGGATTTTTTCAAGGCAATTATGTGTTACAGTTTTACAAAAAACTGCCAGAAGACTTTATTATTTGGGCTATGAAGTCTGGTCATGGGTTTCATATTGAAGGTTGGGTAAAGAGCAAAAAGGTTAAACTTAGTGATAATTTGTTGAATACTCTTTTCTCTATTGAACCTTATTTTACTCTAAATCTTTACGACAAAGTTTCACCAAAAGAAGCGAAAAAGTATTACGAAATTGAAAAGAAAATTAGTCCTCTATTGAATATTATGTCAGAAGAAGATTTGAAAAAGTTTCTTTCTAGCTTAGACGATTATGAACCACCTATGAACTATAATAAAGTCGTAGCTGAAGATTTGTATAATAAACTCATGAAAAAGAGCAGTCCAACAGAAGATGATATTATGAAAACTGCCGGGTATATACAGAAGATAGGCCCAATGGCTAGAAATAACAGTAGTTTATTGCCTATGGATTTGATAAACGGACTAAAGAATAAATTCCCAGAATTTGATTTTAGAGTCGTTGGCGGCTGGGCGTTCTGGAAAAGGGAAGAATAAATACATGAAACTATGAGGGTTTCATGTGGTATTATAATGGTAAAGAGTTTACTTCTGAAATGATTGGTGATTATGTAGGCTTTGTCTATGTAATCACCGATTTGAGTAATAATAAGAAATACGTCGGTAAAAAACTTTTCAAGTCAAAAAGAAGGTTACCTCCACTAAAAGGTAAGACCCGAAAGAGAACTGTCGTCAAAGAAAGTGACTGGCAGGACTACTTCGGCTCTTCTGATTTAGTGAAGACTCTTGTTGAAGAGCATGGCCGAGACAACTTCCACAGAGAAATACTACACCTTTGTATGTCTAAGGGCGAACTGTCCTATCTAGAGTTGCTAGAGCAGGTTGAGCGTAAGGTGTTACTTAGTGATGAGTATTATAATAACATAATACAAGTTCGTATTCACGGAAGCCATGTAAGGAGTCTCAGAGATGACGGAAAATGAGATAAAAGAAGCTAATAGATACTATTGGATCGTAAAGGGACAGCTAATACCTGAGTCTTGGTCAGAAGAAGATGTTTTTTATATCTATACATCTTATTTCAGACGAATGTGGGGTAATCACGAATGGGTTGTTCACGAAGAAGATTTTGAGAGAATGTGGGCAGAACGAAATCGCGAGACACTAAAAAATGTTGCGGTGTTAGGATACAACTAGAGATACTTAGTAGTAAGCGCACCACCCCCACGTGGTGCGCTTTTTTCTATTGCTTTTTTAGCAACAACCTTTATGTTCTTATCTTTAGACTTTAGTGCGGCTGTAAACAGAAACGCAAGAAACAGATTCGCAGGCACTAACACGTTCCATGGAAATGATAGACCAAGCGATAGCCCAGTCATAAGTTGAATTATTGACTTGAACCCCAACGGACTAGCCAAAACGTCTTCAATAGCGTATTGACCGCGTAGAGCATCCAAAATGTTAGAAATGTCAAAGTCTTGTTTGAAGTCTCCAGAAAATGACATGTTCATCCATTGATACACAAGAAAGCCAGCGACCATAGGCCCAGTCACTCTTTTCAAAGAAGGGTACTTAGAAAGAAGCTGGTCGGCTGACATGGACCCCTTTTCAAGTTTTTTGAGATCACCAGTCTCTGACATTTGGCTCACAATGCTCATTAGAAGCTGATTCAGTGATGTGATAGACTTGTAAGTAGCAGATGCCATTTTCTTGAGTGAGAAGCCGAAAGCCTTGAGAAGAGCGAACACACTTTTCTCCTGAAAGGAATTCACAATCTCAGTGTAAGACATCTTGAAGTCGTTGGCTATTGACATGATGTGATTCTTCAAATCTTGAAGTGTTCTTGTCAGTGTGACCTTTTCTGTCAGATGCCCATCCAGAAAATCACAGTACTCCTCGTAGGTTACCACAGTATTGACTTCATTGTATTCTTTGAAAGATAGCATCTTGTCACTCCGTTGATCTTGTTCTAGGTATTTATAAAAATGTCCTTGACATACTTTCTAGGTGTGGTATAATGTCTTTATGGCTTATGATAATGTATAATAAGGCTATCCAAAAAAAGTTCAGTACGCCTCTTGACAAACACTTGTTCAATGCTTATGTATTAGATGTAAGAGAGAGGTACTAAATGACTCACGTTCCAATGCTTTCAACATACGTTCTTGAAGTTCTTCAGTCTGGTGGGCAGATCGTTCATGAGACTAATGAAGAAGGTGTTACGATGCGGCTTGAAGACATCAACAATCAAACGTTGATGAGTCGGGTGTTCGCTGAAGCTAGTTATCTATTGACACAAGGGCTTGCTCGTGTTACATCAGAGGTGAACGGATCTGCTACTACACAATACCAACGGGTAATCACAGCTAACTGAAGGGATCACTAAGATGACGAATCTAGATAAACAGATGATGAATTTGGCTAAACAAGCGCTTGAAGACTATGCCAAAGACAACTATAACCACAATGCTGGTTATGACGTGATTCGGTATTACAAGAAAGGTCTTTACAATGCGAAGACTGAGAACCTACCTGAAGCGATGAAGATGGCCTTTGATTGGTATCCTCGGAACTTGATGTACATTGTTCTTCGGTTAGCTAAGAAAGAAATGTTGGAGATTTCCGAAAAAAGTGATGGTAAGGGGTTGAAATCTGTTCTGGAAGACACTATCTTATAAGTGTAAGAGAGAGAGGTACTACTATGAACTATGAAATGACCACTGCGATCTACGAACTGATGAACACCATCAAAGCTGACTACTATCGGTATACTTCTCGTAACGGTCGGCAAGCGTTGTCTGAAGTAAACAAGCAGATGATTGATGAGTTCAATGCTTCTCTGTCTTATCAAGAAGGTCGTAAGTACATCAAGATCATCAAGGGTGGCTCTGTTTGGGGCTTCGTGATGAAAGAAGCTGATAAGAAGTTCAAAGCTGGCGACATTCTGATGGCTGCTAGTTGGGCTTCTCCCGCTCGGAACCATGCTCGTGGTAACATTCTTGAAGGTGGTTACAATATTCAGTGGACTGGCCCTGTTTACATGAAATAATGGGTTGACAGTCAAAACGAATCACCCTATAAAGATAATGTAACGTCAAAGGAGATCGACATGACTAACTTGATTGAGACCTTCACTTTCGACGCCGAGAACCTTGGCGAAACGCGCGACATGATTGTGGCGCTTGGCGGTCAAAAGCTGCCCGGCCTTATTGAGACTTGGGTCGCCAACACGTTCACCGACGATGGCAAAAAGACGATCACATTTTTCCGCAAGTCTGGAGAGACAGGATTTCAGGCAAGCGTTTACATGAAAGGATGAAAAATGAATGACATTGATCTGAAGAACGCACGGCTTGTAGGTGAGTACAGTGCTTACCTTAGCATGATGATTCGTGACTATGACGACTTCATCAAAGATGACAATTCTGCTTATAAGTCTGGCGCCCAGAAGAACATGGAAGCTGTCTTGAAGGTAGCTAAAGAAAACCTTGAAAAAAATGGGCATCTTTGTCAGTGAGGGGTTGACAAACACCAGAAGAATACTTATGTGTTAGATGTAACAGAGAGAGGTGCTCAAATGTCTAAAGCAAAAGAAACAGCCCAGAAAATCTTGAACACGGCCAAAGAACTTGGTTGGACGGTTCAGGTACGAGGTTCTGTTCTTACTATTCAAAAAGGTCAAATCAACTCAAAGGAGGATTTTGTTCGTGCTGACATGGAGTATTACAGCATTCTTGGTGCTCTACCTACTACCTCTCCCGGGTCAATGTGGGGCACAGATGGCGGTGGCGTGGGCGCACTCTCGGCCATGAGTTCACGGGTGTTCACAATGAACAAGTCTGGTGGCTCTAAGCGTGTTCTGAGCGCTCTGGCAAAGATGGTATAAGGAGACTAGTATGAAAACCGAAACGAAAACGAAGTACGTTGGTCCTAGTTTTTTGTCGCTTCTGTGTTTACTGTTTGTTGGTCTAAAACTAGGTGGTATAATCACTTGGTCTTGGTGGTGGGTTCTAGCGCCTCTGTGGGGCCAGCTTGTAATCGTATTCATTTTACTTGGGCTTCTGGCAATCGCAGCAGCCACAACAAAAAAGTAAAAAAACCTGTTGACAACGATCTGACAACCTGCTATAAGTGAGACTATGAAAATGAACATGACATACGTAGAATACCTTGAGTTTATCAATCACTTCTATGATCAGATGATTGAAGACGCTAGGAAGGGACAGAACCAATGAAACGGCTTATGCTACTCGCTCCTCTTGCTCTGATGGCTTGCCAAACGACAATGGCTGATCCAGCAAGAGTGCTTTACCCAGTAGAACAATGTGGTTACGAAAATCAACCGATCTACGGTGTTCTAGATCGTCCAGCATCTACTGGCGAAGTTGTAGGTGGTGCTGTTATCGGAGGTGTTATTGGTAATCAAATTACGAATGATCCCGCTGGCGCAATTGTAGGTGCGATCATCGGCGGCGCTGTAACAAATCAACGGCGACAAGAACAAGTTGTCGTTGGTAGTAAAAAAGTTTATAGGTGTCGTATAGTATACCGATAAATAGAGATAACGCTTCCGTAGCTCAACAGGATAGAGCAACTGACTTCTAATCAGTAGGTTGAGGGTTCGAGTCCTTCCGGAAGCGCCAAAATACAAATGAGGAAACGTTATGGAACTATTTTTGACAATCGCGATTTGGCTGGGGTTAGTGTATGGCATCTATGCTTGGGCTGAATCAAAAGGACGAATGGGATTAGCTTGGGGTGCTGTTGCTGCTCTACTTAGTCCTCTTCTTGTAGGCATCGTTCTTTTGTTTGTGCCTAAAACACTTGAAAAGCAAGCTGAAGAAGCAAAGCGATTGAAGTCGCTTATGCAAGACTGATAGATTTATCATGGAAGACCTTTTAGCACTGATAGTTCTAGTAGCTATTTTGATCGTTCTGATAAAAGGTGGTATTCAAACTTTTCAAAGAAACTGGATTTTAGCAATCATTATGCTAATCTTTCTAACTCCGATTTGGTTTATCTGGGCTTTTGTAGAAGTGTTTCTAAGTAAGCCTGAAAAAGAGCCAATCGTAGTTCACATAAAGAATGTTTATTGAGCGGGCGTAATCCAATTGGCAGAGATAGTTGACTTAAAATCAATAAAGTGTGGGTTCGAGTCCCACCGCCCGTACCAAAAAAGAGAATGGTATGACAGAAAAAGAGTTCAAAGACTTTATCATGAATGAAGTTTCAGATGAAAAGATTGAAAAACTTTTCGCTGACATGGGTGTCAAAATAAATTTGAAAAAAACAAAAAAATTTTGACAGTAGCACCAAACTCGTATAAATAGACGTAAGACATAGTAACAAAGGATTAGCCTTCAAAAATGACGTATCAACCCACACATAAACTCACAGCATTTATGTCGGTCGCTCTATGCGATTCGTCAGATAGTGCGCGCGGTTATGAGTGGAATATTATGAAAAATCGGGAGGGTACAAGAAACTAGTAACTAGTTCTTTTGTAAAAGTAAAAACCCTCCCAGATGAAAGTCTCGGAGGGTTTCTTTTTATATGGAGATAGAAATGGAAGTCGTTCTACCAACAGTGTTTTTTATCTTCTTTATAGGTATAGTACTTTTCGGTTCTGGTTATTTTGATTGAAGTGTGGTTGGAGGTCCAAGCGAAGGTCTCATAAGCCTTTAGAGAAAGTTCAAGTCTTTCCCACACTACCAAAAAAGTTGTTGACAAGCATTTGAAACTATGTTAGTCAATGTACATGAGAACGAAGCGATAGCATCAATCTTCTCCGCTCTTTGAAAATTTAGATGTTGTCTTAGGGGTGACCCGATAATAGACTGAAAACAGAAAGACGAGATGCGAATGTGCATAAGTCTTTTGTTGCGAAACTCTGTTTTCACATGCACTAGAGGCTGACGACCTCTGCGTTCGCAGGATGAGTGGTTTGACTCCACCGTTTAGTGCAGTTGAAAACAGAGTTTGGTGAGGTATGCAAGCGGTCAAAGCAGCCTGACTGTAAATCAGGTCCTGAAAAGGTTCGGAGGTTCAAATCCATCCCCTCGCCACCAAAATACACGCCATGGTCTAGTTGGTCTAGGACGCCGGATTTTCACTCCGGAGGACGGTGGGTTCAAATCCCCCTGGCGTGACCATTACATAAATACTTTATAACGCAAAACTCACAATAAGGTACTGTTTCATGATTACTTTTTCTCAATACATTCAAGAGTCATCTTTGTCAAGAATCTGGTCAAAGACACAAGAGCATTCGTGCGGTGTGATTACTGGATACAGAGATGAGAACTCAAAGAGTCAGAACAAACAAAACAATCGCGAGATTGTAAACTATCTACAAGCTAAGGGCTATTCTCTAACTAAAGTCAAAGGTAGCTACATTGAAAACTTTGGCTCTGAGAATGAGAAAGAAGTTGGCGAGCCTTCATTCTTTGTGTGTAACCATAAAGTTGACGGTGACGACAATGGTCAACTTGAGAAAGACTTACGTAAACTAGGTCAGAGATTCGATCAAGATTCGGTGCTGATTATCCCAC